CCATTCAAGATGGTAACATTGTATGGGTTGAAACCCCCAAAGAATTACCTGCAATCCCTGAGGATGTGGAAAACCCAATGCTTTCCATTCAAGATGGTAACATTGTATGGGTTGAAACCCCCAAAGAATTACCTGCAATCCCTGAGGATGTGGAAAACCCAATGCTTTCCATTCAAGATGGTAACATTGTATGGGTTGAAACCCCCAAAGAATTACCTGCAATCCCTGAGGATGTGGAAAACCCAATGCTTTCCATTCAAGATGGTAACATTGTATGGGTTGAAACCCCCAAAGAGCTAGAGAGCTATGTGTCCAGTACTCCAGACTCTGAATTAAATGTGACCATTCAGTTAGAAAACAATAAGACCTATGTTATTCAACAAGAATCAGGTGAAATAAACCTGAATGTTCAGATTCCTGATGTTGAAAACAACACTGTAATACGTAGCAGAGTATTTGTACCAAGTACAGATATTTCAATAACGTGGGGAAGTAACATCATCGGTACAGACAGTTCAAAAGTGGTTAATGAATCAGGGAACACAGAGTTCATACTGACTCATTATAAAGGACTAAATGATTCAATTTATCTAACAAAATTGTAAGGAGGTATTTATTATGGCATTTGTAACTTTCATTCAGGAACATTGGAGCACCCTTTTGGTTGTAATCGCAATTGTAGCAGCAATTGTTCTATTTGTTGTTAAGTTCTTAAAGTTAAGTCCTGAACAGCAAAGAGAACGTATTAGAACTGCGTTACTGGCAATTGTAACTGAAATGGAAAAGCAGTATGGTCCAAAAACAGGTTCCATCAAGCGTTCTCAGGCATACAGCCAGTTGGTTAAGTTATTTCCAGTGTTAACAATCTTCCTTTCTCAAGAAACCTTTGACAAGTTATTGGATGAGGCTTTAGTGATTCTAAATGCTTCTTTGGAATCCAATGAAAAGGTTGCTGACTATGTCGGAGAAATCAAGGAAGTGAATAACAATGAATAATTCATTCAAAGTGGGAGATATAGTCACATTCATTGGTGGTAAAATATATGGATTACCAAATTTGAATATTGCAAAATATACAAAGACAGAGTGTGTTTGTGTTATTTCTTCCATTAAACTCGGAGACAGACACCCATACTTGATTAGAGCAAAGAATAAAAACAAGAAACTACAAGGATGGGTGAGTTCAGACTTAATACACAAGTAACCTTTAATGCTTCCCCACAAGCAAGATTGGAGGTGAATAACAGTGGCGAAAAAGCAAAAGGAAAAGATGACCACATCCAAGAAAATACTTTGGGCTACCTACGCACTGTTTGCATCTCAAGTCTTTTGTGCTTTACACTTTGCTTATAATGAGCTGGATACATCGGTATTCATGTACACTATACCATCTACTGCTGGTTTAGCAGGTGCTGCTACGGTATTTTACCTGAATAAATCAAAGATGGAAAATGTATTCAGATTTAAGATATCTTTCTTAAAATTTGAAATATTGATGAAGAAAAAGTATCCTGAAAGTGCAGAAGAGATAGAAGCAGAAGTGTCTTCAATTGAGGATGCCCTCAGTATGAAAATTGACCAGACAATGCAGGAAGCAATCAATGAGGACATAACTATTCAAAATTACTAGGAGGTAGTGTCTATGATGACAAATAAAGAGTTTGTAGCAAAGTTAAAAGATGTGGCTACAAATTACAAAACCCTATACGTGATGGGTTGCTTTGGTGCTCCTATGAATGCTACCAACAAGAAAAGGTATTGTAACAATCATTCATATAACAAACAACCCGCAAGAACAGCCATGATTCAGGCTGCTACTGATGACACATTTGGATTTGACTGTGTTTGCCTCATTAAGGGAATTCTATGGGGTTGGTCAGGAAATAAGTCAAAAACTTATGGTGGTGCTGGATATGCCATCAACGGAGTTCCTGATATTGGTGCTGACACTATGATTACAAAATGTTCTGGGGTATCTACAGATTTTTCCAAAATTGAGGTAGGAGAAGCAGTATGGATGCCTGGACATATTGGCGTTTACATTGGAGACGGACTAGCTGTTGAATGTACTCCAGCTTGGGCTAACAAAGTACAGATTACAGCTTGTAATTGTTCAAAGACAGGCTATAACAGACGTAATTGGACTAAACATGGTAAACTACCATACATTAAATACGAAACTGTTAGTGATGCACCGCCTGTAGGTAATACTCAAACTGTAACAGGTACTGCTAGTACAGGGACAGCTGCAGATGAAAAAACAATCTGGAATTATCTTATGGGCAAGATTGGTAACGCTTATGGTGTTGCTGGTCTCATGGGAAACCTATATGCTGAATCTGCCTTAAAATCAAATAACCTACAACAGACCTATGAGACAAAACTAGGTTACAATGATGTTTCATATACTGCTGCCGTTGATAATGGCACATATAACAACTTTGTAAAGGACTCAGCTGGGTATGGTCTTGCTCAGTGGACTTATTGGTCACGTAAGCAAAACTTGCTTAATTATGTTAAGGCTCAAAAGAAGTCGGTTGGAGACCTAACAGTTCAATTGGAGTTCTTGTGCAAAGAACTTAGCGAATCATATAAGGGTGTATTTGCTGACTTGAAGAGTGCTAAATCAGTTCTCAGTGCTTCTAATAGCGTATTGTTCAACTTTGAGCGTCCTGCTAACCAAAGTGAGGCTGTTCAGAAGAAACGTGCTGAGTATGGTCAGAAATACTATGATAAGTATGCTGGAAACAATTCTAGCACTCCTGTTGTTCAGCCTACTACTTTGAAATATAAGGTAGGAGACATTGTAAACTTCACAGGAAATAAGCACTATGCATCCGCAGGTTCTGCGAATGGAATTGCTGTGAAATCAGGTAAGGCAAAAATCACTGCCGTTTCAGTTAACGGCAAACATCCATATCATTGTCGTGCAGTCAATGATGCTGGTACTTTCGTATCAGGTGTTTACGGTTGGGTTGATGCCGCAGATGTGTCAGCAATTTCAACAACTACAACAAGTAAACCTGCATCTACAGATGAAGTTTACGTGGTAAAAAGTGGAGATACATTGTCCAAGATTGCTGCTAAGTATGGTACTACGTACCAAAAACTGGCTGCTTACAATAATATTGCAAATCCGAATATTATTTCAGTTGGACAAAAAATTAAAATCCCTAAAGGAACATCCACTGCTAAGCCTTGGACTCCTGCTGTAGGAGATACAGTGGTTTATAATGGAAAAGTTCACTATGGCAGTGCCAACGCAACAAAAGGAGTATCTTGCAAAGGCGGTAAAGCAATCATTACAGCTATTTACCAGCTAGGCAAGAGTAAACACCCATATCACTTAAAACGCATTTCTGGTGGGGGTGCGACTGTTTACGGTTGGGTTGATGCAGGAACATTTACAAAGGCGTGATATTATGAATGAGTTGTTAAATGCAGCATCACTCATTATAGGTATTATATGTGTAATAATTTGTATCAAAGAAATCCTAAACTGGGATGGAGATACATCCTGTGATGAAACTCAGTGTAGCACATGCCCATTTCCTTGCGAAAAACACGTTAATAAATAACTAAGTATTATAAGAGGTAGAGAGTCGAATTCTGATTCTCTACCTCTTTTTTCTGTTGCTAGAGGAAGCAAACACCACCTTGGTTGATAAATTAGGTGTCAAGAAAGGAGAACACCTTAAAATTGCTCCTAGCATGCGTTAAAGCAAAATAAGAAATTACACAGAATTTGTAGGATACAAATTTCTAGTACTTATTTTGGTAAATAATTTGGTTAAATTTTTATACAAAAACTATTACTGGTTTGTTGAAAGGAAATTAGTTTATCAATACATAAAATTTCATTACAAACATTGCATATTATGTAATATTTTTCAAATTTCTGTACGTTATGAATTGTTCTTAGTTTTACATGTGACTCCATGATAATTTTATATAAAATTACAAAAATCTTGTCAGTTTAATGTAAAGATTGTGATAGCCTGAGTTTGTTCATTAGATAAATGATTAAATAGTATGTGAAATTTTACCTGTGATTTATGTCAATACTACTTGAGAAAGTAATTCAGAATTTCACATAAATTTACTCATTCTGTACAACTTAAATTCCCAGTATAAATTGTGATTTTAACCATGGTGGTCATTTTTCTGGTTATGGAAATGGCCAAAGAGTCTGATACTTTTTGCTGTCAAAAATTTTCGCATCCCTAATAATAGATTATAAATTTAAGAGATTAGAGAATTAAATAATATATTTGGGGATGCGGAATTTTTTCACCATTTTTACATGTGACTTTTTGATGATTTATCAGGTCAAATTTTTTGTCAGTTTTTATAATTGCAATTGTAATACTGGGATTTTGAATTACACAAATATAACAGGTATTTGTGAAAAATCTGAAATCTTAATTTGTGACTCTAATACTGAACCTCAGAACATTTACATATGAGAATGTACAGGAGGTATTTATGTAAATCTTAAAACTTCAGTGTAAAATTCTCATTAGATTATTGATAACGTTTGTATTCAAATTTTTAATATCAAAATCTGATATTATCAGACGTCACTTTCTTTATTTTAGAACGGAGGTATAAACATGGAACAAGTTACAATTGAACTAAATAATGTAAAAAGCACTGTGCTAAATGCCAGTGGTCAGATTTATACAGCACTATATAACAAGCTCAGTTGTTATGCTCCCCAGTACTGGTTTGCGAAGTCGTTCAAAGACGGTAGGTGGGATGGAAAGCAAAGATTCTTTAATCAGAAAGAAAAGTCATTCCCCACTGGTTTGATTCAGATGGTCATTGAAACCCTAAATGAGTGGGAAGTAGATGTCAAAGTAGTTGATAAAAGAGCTGGAATGATAAAATTCCCAAGTATTAGTGATGACAAAATTGTTTTAGCTTCAGGAAAAACTTTGAGACCATATCAAGCATTTGCAGTAAAAACTGTAGTAGATAATGTGTATGAAAACATTCCTTTTCAAAGAGGTATCATCAATATTGCTACCAATGGAGGTAAAACAGTAATTGCAGAGGCACTTATAGATGATTTATATGATAAGATTCCTAATAATAAGTGTTTCCTATTTGTTACTCACTCTAAAGAAATAGCATTTCAAGCAAAGAATTCATTTGAAAATGACTTGGGTATAGACGTAGGATTCATCGGTGACGGTAAATGGAAATGTAATAAGGTCACCATTGCGTTGGTGTCCACTTTATATAGCAGAATGAAGAAAAATTCCAAAGAGTACCAGAGTTTGGTAAAGTCTACAATTGGATTCATTGGTGATGAAATCCACCATTCCAGTTCAACTTCTTGGTATGAAGTCTTAGGAACTTTTGAAAATGCTTCAATAAGATTGGGATTGACTGGTACGGTTGAGAATGAAGACGAAGTCAAAAAACTCAGACTAACCTCAGTATGTGGAAATATACTTGTGAAAATCAGTAATGAATTCTTAATCCAACATGGGTTTTCTGCAAAGCCTGAATGTGGTTTGTTCAGAATTGATTACCCTGATATTGATAATAATATGAGGTACTTTGGACAAGATGGCGAAGCAGGTCAGCTGTCTTATTCTGACACGTATCAAAAAGGTATTGTTAGAAATGATTATAGAAACTGGATTATTGCTAAGCTGTGTGAGAATGAATTCACAAACGGTCATCAAGTACTGGTATTGGTTGAGCATTTGGAACACGGTGCTTCAATTGAAAACTTCTTGAACCTAGTAAACCCAGACATAAGACACTTGTTCTTATATGGAGAACTGGGAAGTGAAGAAAGACAAACTGGATTACAACTATTAAAATCTGGTGATGTAGATGTAATTATTTCTACCTCTATTTTAGATGAGGGTGTAGACGTACCAAATATCAACAGTGTTATATATGCTCGTGGTGGAAAGAGCACCAGAAAGTTACTACAGGGAATTGGTAGAGGACTGAGAAAAAAGGAAGATGAAAGTGCTTTGAAGTTTTATGACTTCATGGACTACACCTCTCAGTATTTATTGGCTCACTCTTTGAATAGATATAAGGTTTTGAAGAAAGAAAACTTTGAAATAAAAAAGTTGTCTTTGGAAGATGACTTGGGTATAACAGAATCAGTTAAACAAGAATTTATTGAAAAGTATGATACTGCGTTTGATGAAGAGGTATTTGTTTATACTGAGGATGAGTAACAGGAGGTTGCTACCATAGTGAGTAATAGCGAGAATTTTGTAATAAGAACTCCTATCATAATAGGTAGGAATCCTATTGTGCTAAATGCTCGCAAACCAATAATCAGTAGGAATCCTATCATATTAAATCCTAAGAATTTTAGGAAAATAAACTTTAATGCAAAGAAGTATGAGGGATTAACAGAACATCAAAAGATGGAGTTGATGAGCATAGCTCATCTAGGTCAAGCTGTTATTGATAAGAAACTTGAGAGATTCAAGGATACAAGGTCATATAAGTTTACAGCTGATGAAATTGACTGTTTGAATAACTTTGTTCCCTATTATGAAAACTTGGTTTGTAAAGCTACTGGTGCAATAAGCCACTCTGCATTGTCTAATGCTCAGTATAAAAAGCGTTCAAAACACTGGAAATCACTTTGGAAAACATATTTGTTGTGTAAAAACAACGGATGGGACTACAGAATATATCTTGAAGCTCAGTTTGAATCTGTTGCTAACTGGACTACAAAAGTAAGATACCCTATGCCAAATACGTTGTACTCTGAAAGAGCTATTGCTGCTTACAAAGCCTATTTATATAGGAATGAGGAATCTTACAAATCTGAGGGGTACGACATCAGAGCTATTTCAAAGAATGTTGGTACTTATGAGGAAGAATGTGAAAAGAAAATCAAAGAATCAGCAGAACTGATAAAGAAAGACATGGAATATTACATGAAGAATATGCCTGATTTATTTTCTCATCTTCCTGAGTCTAAAGCAAGAATAGCATACAAGTCCAAAGTAATTTTGGATAGGTGGCAAGATTTGTCTGATGAGTATTTGTCATCTTTGTCTGATTTCTTAATTTATGTCGGTGATAAGTCTGAGTACCTTGTAGGAATTCAGCTGAGGCTGACTAACATAGAGACACTTCAAAACACTATGGTAAAGGTACGGTTGATTATGTCAATAGTGAAGAAAGTTGAAAAGTATGTAGGAATACCTACAAAAACTGACTTTTCTTTAGTTGAGACGATGGAATCTTCTGTACAAGAGTTATGGTGATTAGATTTTTGGTCTTTTATTATAGTAGACTGTAGAAAAGGAGGTTACATAGAATTTTATGGCTGATGCTGCATTTAATTTCACAACTGCCGTACAGAGAAAAATACTTGCGGTTTTATGGCATGATGTTCAGTCTTTTAACACTTATAGAGACTGTATCAAGCCAAAATACTTCACAAAGCGTATTGAAATGGATATATGCAGAATCCTTTTCGATTACTATAAAAAGTATAACAAACCACCTACTCAAGATGTACTGACAGAAGAAATATTGAAACTCTGCGAATCAAATAGCAGGGCAAAGAAACTTGAATCTCAATACCTTGAAGCAATAGATGAAATAGCCAATGCTGAACTGTACGATTATGAGTATATTCGTGATAAGATTCTGGCATTTGGTAAGAAGCAAGCCATGGTTGACGCAATCATGGAAGCTGCGGAAGTTATTGAAAAAGGCAACATTGATGATTTCAGTAAAGTTACAAAACTCATTGAGTCAGCACAGATGGTAGGTGAAGACTTAAATGACTTGGGTCTTGACTACTGGGATAATTATGAGGAACGTTTAGCATCATATCAGGATGAAGAAGATGTCATTGAAAGATTCCCCACAGGAATGGAAGCATTTGATGGCGTCCTGAAAGGTGGTCTGGGTAGAACTGAAATGGGGGTTGTACTTGCCCCACCAGGACGAGGTAAGACCACATTCATGATAAACTGTGGTGCTAATGCTCTTAGATTGGGTAAAAATGTAGTTCATATTTCTTTGGAAAATAATGATGCTCAAATCATAAGAAACTATGACTTGCGAATGCTTGGTAAGAATCTTGAGTACATTAAGAACAACCTTGATAAGTGTTATAAGTCACTAGGATTTGCAAAGAGATACAGTAACGGAAATCTGTTTATCAAGAAATACCCAACTAAAAAAGTCACCGTTGATAACATCAGAATGTACTTGAACAGACTGGTTGCTGTTAAGGGAATCCAGTTGGATATGGTGATTATTGACTATGGTGCTATTCTTAAACCTATGACAAATTGGAATGATAAGCGTAACACCATAGAAAGCAACTATGAAGACATGAGAGCACTGGCTGATGAATTCAACGTAGCTCTTTGGACAGGTGCTCAGGGCAATAGAATGTCTCTATCCAAGAAAGTCGTAACCATGGAAGACTTAGCAGAAGCATTTGCTATTGCCAACACTTCAGACGTAATGATTGCTCTTTGTCAAACAGTACGTGAAAAGACTGATGGAGTCATGAGAGCGTTTGTAACCAAGAACAGAGACGGTATTGATGGAATACTGTTAAAAGGTAAGATTGATTATGAGTCCAAGAAACTCACCTTGGATGAAGATGTCACTAGGTCTATGTTATCAGATTCAGACGATGATGAGGATGAAGATGATGGCTGGAAAGATACTGGTAGGAAAAGTAAAAGAGTCAAGGAGGAGTGAGTATGAAGATAGTAGCCATAGGTGACATTCATTGTCACAATTGGAAAGATTTTTCAAAGACTATCAATGTTTACTGGGATGATTCAGTAGGAAGATATAAGGAATCAGAAGAAACTGAGGAATTTGACATCCCTATGAATTCTAGATTGCTCAATATTCTTAATGGTTTAGCTGACGTGAGAGACTATTGTATCAATAACTCTGTAAAGTTGGTATTGTTCGCTGGAGATTTGTTCCATGCCAGAGGTAGTGTGGAAACAACAGTTTACAATTCAACCTATAAGATATTTGAGACTTTTTACCAAAGCGGTATTGAAGTAATAATGGTGAGTGGAAACCATGACCAGCCTATGAGCATGGTTCACTCAGAAAGTAGTTTGTACCCATTTAATAGGTTGAATCAAGTTATCACTGAGCCTAAAATGGTGACCTATTCTGATGGTTCAGAACTTCTCAACATAGTTTGTATCCCATATTCTAAGGATAAAAAGATGAATATGGAAATGATACAAAAAATGTTGACTGAGTCAGATGAGAATGCTTCTAAGATTCTTTTGGCTCACGTAGGTATTTCAGGTGGGTTGGTTGGCTCTGGAAACTTTGTCATGTCCGATGAGTATAATCTCAATGAATTGAAAGCACCAAAATTTAAGTACTGCGTATTTGGTCATTATCACAAACCTCAGGTGTTAGAGTATAATTCTATCTATGCAGGTTCTTTGATTCAGAATACATTTAATGACGAGGGTGACAAGCACGGATTTTGGGTACTAGACACCAGTAAGCGTTGGGACATGGAATTGGTTCCACTTGATTATCCAGAGTTCATTACTATAAAAGACAAGAGTTATGACCGTTCTGTTGTTAACGGTAATTATATCAGAATTCAAGCAAACTCTAGTGATGTGGAAGACATAATGTCTGATATTGAATCTGATGAAGTTGGAATGGAATGCTCAAATAACAATATGATACGACTTGAAATAGAAAAGGACTATGACAGTAATTCTCGTTCAGGCATATCCATTGTTATGAGTACTGAGGACATCATAAGAACTTATGTTGAAGAAAATAATGATACAGGACTACCTGATGAGGATTTGATTAAAAGGGGATTGTCTTTATTTAATTCAGTAACAAATAGGAGGGATTGATATGAAATTTAAGAAACTAATAGCACAAAATTTTCTTTCCCTGAGAGATATTGAACTGGAATTGGATGAGAGAGGACTTGTTCTCATTTGTGGTGAGAACAGAGACAACCCTGACTTTCAGTCAAATGGAGCTGGAAAGTCGTCCATTACAGAATCTTTAGCATACGTATTATACGGAAGAACTATGAGAGGAATCCGTGGTGATGACGTTGTAAATAACGTGTCCAAGAAGAATTGTAAAGTGATGTTGGATATTGAGGATGATGACGGAACTCAATACCGTATTTCTAGATTCAGGAAGCACTCACAGCAGGGTAATAAGTTTTACTTGTATTGCAACGGTAAGGACATCACACCTAAATCTGAAGCAGATTTCACTCAGTTTATTGTGAATCTTCTTCAGATGGATTATTTGACCTTTACCAGTTCTATCATGTATTCTTCATCTTCATTTAAATTTTCTTCTGCTACTGATTCTGAACTTAAAGCAGCTTTTGACACACTGTTAGGATTTGATATATACAAGGATTGCCAAGATGAAGCAAAGTCAGAATTAAGGGTAGTTCAGTCAAAGATTGATGATATTTCTGGCAAAGTTGATACGTGTAATAGTGAAATCTCTAGGGTAGAATCTGAGGTTGAGGAAGCAATTGTAAATCAGTCTGAGTTCAATGACTCTGTACAACAAGAGATTACTGAGATTGAAGAGTCAATAGCTGAAAATGAGGAAACCATCAAGAGTATTGAGAGCGAGATTGAAGAGGTTGATGATGCTTTGTCTGAATTAGACAGTGACATTGAAACCTTAGAATCCCTTGTAGATAAGTCTAAAAAGGCTGTTGAAAAGTCTCAGGAAATCAGTGATGAGTTGTCCAATTGTAAAGACTTGCTTGCTAAGTATGACAAAGATGTCACCAGAGCTGATGCAGAAATTTCAAAGATGCAATCTAAGATTGAGTCTAATGATTCTATGATTTCTAGGTTGACTTCCAAGAAGTCATCTTTGGAAGCAAAGATTAAGGATGTAACTAGTAGCATCGGCACACCTTGTCCTACATGTGGTCAACCATTGACTGAAGACTCTGTTGCTTCAGCAATTTCTGAGTTGGAAGCACAGATAAAAGAATTGGATGAAGAAATTACTGAATACACAGAAAGTTCTGATGAGTTAAAGTCTAAAATTTCTGAATTGGAAGAAAGTAAGAACACCACAGAATCCAATAAGACTGACATTCAGGCTAGAATTGATGAGTTGTCTTCTTTGTATAAGAAATCTTCAAAGTTGAGGGATAAGTATCAAGAGCTTGTACAGAGATTGTCAGAGTTGAATAAGGATAAGAACACCTATGTCGTCAAGAAAGAAAAGTTGTCTGGTAAGATTGAGTTGTTGAAAGACCGAATCAATAACAGCAATAAGACTATTGAGTCAAAGAAGTCAATGAGCAACCCTTATGATAGTATTATTGATAATCTGAATCAAAAAAGACAAAAACTAGAGGAATCCATCAAAGGTCATCAAGAAGTTCTTAAAACTTATGAGGATGAGAGAAAATTGTGTGATTTCTGGTGTAAGGCTTATTCCAACTCTGGTATTAAGTCACTTTTGCTTGATGACGTAACGCCATATTTGAATAGACAAGCTAATAAGTATCTCAGAAAGTTGTCTTCAGACCATATGGAAATTGTATTCTCCACTCAAAGCACTTTGAAGAGTGGTGAGGTACGTGAAAAGTTCTCTGTAGAGGTAATCAACGCTGATGGTGGTAGCTCTTATGCCTCTAACAGTAGTGGTGAGAAGAAACGTGTAGACATTGCCATAAATTTGGCATTACAATCTTTGGTTGCTTCAAGAAGTAATAAGAAGTTGAACCTAATTATATTGGATGAGATTTTAGACTCTCTTGATGACGCAGGTGTCGAGCACATCATGTCATTGTTACAGGAAATTTCAAATGATAAGTCAAGCGTGTTTGTAATTTCTCATAATGACTCTATAAAGAGTGTATTTACGAACACTATTACAGTTGTGAAAGAAAACGGTTATTCTATGTTAAAGTGAGGTGATATTCTGTGGCTGCTATTGACTACCTAGAAGAAATAGTTGATGACCAAATTAAGTACACTGGTAGAGGTGATGAGGCTCACTTCAATTGTCTGTTTTGCGGTGATACCAGACACAGAATGTACTACAACTTAAATAGCGATAAAGTTTATTGTCACAATTGTAACTGGTCTGGTACTTTGATATCTCTGATAATGGAGCTTGAAAGCTGTAACTATGAAAAGGCTTATGAGAGATACAAAGAAATCAAGGGTTCTCATTATATTCCAGATGAAGTACTGAGGGAAATCAAAACATCAATCTTTGCTCCTGATGTATCTCACCTGATTGAGAAGAGACCTATACCACTACCAGATGAGTATATAAAGCTGTCATTGTCTTCTAAAAATCTTGTAAATAAGCGTGCAATAAACTATTTGCTGAAGAGAGGAATCACTTGGAAGCAAATGAAAGAGCATAGTATGGGATATTGTGTTTCTGGTGACTACGCTGATAGAATCATAATTCCTATATTAGAGGGGAAAGACCTCAGATTTTGGGTTGCTAGAGCAATAGGAAACACCAGTAAGATGAAAGAAAAGTCACCCAGCAATGAAGATTATCAGATATCTAAGTCTCAGGTAATTTTCAACATTCATACTGCTGCTACGATGTTCAACACAGCAGTTATATCTGAGGGAATATTTGATGCATTGTCATTTGGTGATATTGGTGTATCTCTATTGGGTAAGACTCTGTATGATGACCAATTAAGTATATTGCTGTCATATAAAGACTATTTGACTAACGGAGTATACATTGCTCTGGATTATGATGCTGCAGATAAGGCTACTCAGATGGCTCAGCAACTGTATCAGTATATGCCTGTACATTTGGTAAATATTCCTAAAAAGTACGATGACCCAAATAATTTTTTGAGAAAATTTGGTAGAAAAGAACTCATAAATTTGGTGGACAATGCTATTGAATATAGTACATCGTATATGATTAAAAGGAAATTCTTTGTACAGTAGTCTCCACGAATCGTGGAAAGTATGGTCTACCTCTTTATTTAGTTTAGAAATTCAAATTTGGGAATGCCGTTGAAATGAATGGTTACTTGACAATATGCTCAACGTCAAGGTGGAACGGCACATGTGGGATAGGTAAAGTCAAAGAGCATGACATGGGTGAGTCCCACACAGTTATGGAGAGTTGGCAGAGTCTGGCTGATTGCAACGGTCTTGAAAACCGTCTATGGGTTAAACCATACGGGGGTTCAAATCCCTCACTCTCCGCCATATAAAACACATCTGGTTGATGGTTTATTGGGTATCTCGTTCGATTCGAGAGTAATAATTGGATGACTTAGCAGTCTCCCATTTTTACAGAGGTTCAATTCCTCTACAATATGATTATAATGGTATCAATATTAACTCCAATTCAACCATGGATAAGGGTTGGAGAGAGTCACGAGCAGACGAACTGCTACTGAGAATGATTCAGTGTGCAACAGTATCTCCAGAAGTCGCTCTTTTGGTAATTGTGGGATAGCTATGAGCCTACTGTATATGTGATAAAGATACCACCCATTTGCTGGATTAGCTCAGTTGGTAGAGCAAGTGCCTTGTAAGCACTAGGTCGTCAGTTCGAGTCTGACATCCAGCTCCATCGAATTACAGTTTACTGACGAGTAAGACTTCTGAAAGTGCACGCAGGAAGTCCAGAAGACTTGAGCAAGATGTGACTGTAGCGTCTTGTCTGTAACTGGGTATAGTTCAGTTTGGTAGAACGCTGCATTTGGGATGCAGAGGTCGAGTGTTCGAGTCACTCTACTCAGACCAGCCTTTGAGGTGATTCTTCAAACTCTTAGAATCATTTAGGCAACACAGAGTTGACACTAGGAGAGACTGGTGACACCCTGAAAGCAGGGAAAGAGGTCATATTGAGGGTAGTAACCCAGAAAGACGGTTGTTTGACTAAAATCAAATAATGCAGTCCTAAGATTCCCGCATGGTTATGATTACTATCCAATAGTCTGTGGAAACAAATTCCGTGAGGTTGTATACGGCATGGATTGTAAATCCAATGAGAATGTGTACGTAAAACAGTTCGGTGGTCGGAACAGACAGACACCTAACCAGCAATCAGGTGGAAAGCCTGAAAGACCTCTTTATTTTATGCAGGTGTCGTACAAAGGTTAGTATGTCAGACTTCCAATCTGAAGATGAGGGTTCGATTCCCTTCACTTGCTCCACTAATTTTACACCCCCTTGACAGATTTGTTGGCTTACAGGAAGTAGACTGTATGACAGCTGGAAAGACAGCAATATATTGTGGTGTAGCCAAGTGGTAAGGCACAGGACTTTGACTCCTGCATTTCGTTGGTTCGAGTCCAACCACCACAGCCAGCTTATGGAGAAGTAGTCAATACATTTCGTGATTTAGTTCATACGTTGTTAAGACTGCTGTGGTGGGGAACTGTGCTGTTTGGTGGGATTCAGCACTATACAATATGCCGATGTGATGGAATAGGCAGACGTGACGGACTCAAAATCCGTTGGTAGTGATACCGTGTGGGTTCAAATCCCACCATCGGCACCATGCAGGACATCCTGCAATATAAACGAGGTCGATTGCTGTTAGGATTTGATACCACTTAGAGTGGAGTATCCTTTGGTGGCTCACCCTTTCAATGAGTACAGCATGGCACGGTACGATTCCGTGGGTCAAGTGCCGAAAGGGCATGGAAACATATCCAAATGGTGTACACAACTTGACTAACGCTTAGACCAATAGCATCAATTGGGTGGCTCCCAAGCATCATGAGTTATGACGATAACTCTGGCGGAGAAATAAAAGCTGGTGATTATTGGCGTTGGGAACTACGATAGTGTTCAAGTATGAGAAATGCTACTCATGCGGAGGGAACATAATGAGTGCAGACTTGCAAGTAGGAGATGACGCAGTACTCCCATCCTTGGATATCTTGTATCCCATCCCTGAGTACTATGTCTTGGTTAAACTTTGCCCCTCTATGCCGCAGTGGTGGAATAGGCAGACACCTTGGACTTAAAATCCAATGCTACGAAAGTGGCGTACCAGTTCGAGTCTGGTTTGCGGCACCATACACAACTTGTATCAACTAAGGAGATATGAATACTGAAACTAAAAATGAGACCTCTTCAGTAGATTTCTAGAATCATGAGGTGTTGCCTGAAAGTTATAAGTTGTGTTAACATGATTGTGTAGCTCAGCTGGTAGAGCAACAGACTTTTAATCTGTGGGTCGATGGTTCGATTCCATTCACAATCACCAATAATGCTAAGTGTTCCGAATACATACAAGTCAGACTTGATTTCTGATACTGGTGTATTTGAGGAAGCATGCTAAGCCGATGTAGACACTATCAAGGCAGCCACGAAGCAGGCACCACGTTATAGTGGCACTTTGTTACCTCTTGTCAAGCAGCCTGTGTTATAAGGTAATGACTCCCATGAAAGTATGGTAGGGTTTCGATTCTGATAAAGGTTATGTGCGTTTCTTTTATTGGATGGAGCAAATTAAACTTATTTGCTGGCAAATTGCTAAACCACAATATGGACCATTAGCTCAGTTGGTTAGAGCACCCAGCTCATAACTGGACGGTCGCAGGTTCGATTCCTCCATGGTCCACCATATGCTCCTGTGGTGAAATTGGCATACACGGTAGATTTAGGCTCTACTGCTTAACAGCGTGCAGGTTCGACTCCTGTCAGGAGCACCACAAAATTAAAAACACTTAGGAGGTCTAATTTATGTTACAGGTAAAAATTAAGTATTTCAGTGAGGATATCGAAAGAATCAACAAAATCTCTGTTGGTGACTGGATTGATTTGAGATGTTCTGAGGACACTGTCATTAAAAAGGGCGAACACGCTTATATTCCGCTTGGAGTGGCTATGGAATTGCCTAAGGGATATGAAGCATGGTTGACTTCTCGCAGCAGTATGGCTAAAAAGTTCAAGATTGTTCACTGTGATGATTTGGGTGTCATCGACAACTCTTATTGCGGCGATAACGATATGTGGAAACTTCCAGTTATTGCTCTTGAAGACGTTACCATTCATAAGAATGATAGAATTTGCCAGTTCAGATTGCATGAGGTAATGCCTGATGTAGAATTCATCGAGGTGACAAGCCTTGGAAATCCTGACAGAGGTGGATTGGGTAGTACTGGAAAGAATTAAATAGGAGGAATTTTAATGTCTGATAACAAGGATAAGGATATCCGCAATGCGGAAGAAAACATAGATACTTCAGCGTCATTTGATAATACTGATATGACTCCTGAAGAGCGTGAAGAATTTCTAAATGGTACTCCAACCAGAGCTGAGGTTGCTAATTTTGTTGGTGGATACCTTGCAAATGATATTCTTCCTCAGTTGATTGGATACATCAATCAGCAGGATAATAGAAATCTTGCTTTGATTAGTGTATGTCAGGCTGTTCTTGTATCTCAGGGAGTAATCAGCAAAGAAAACATGGACAAACTTATTTCAGACTGGAATAAAAAGGGGACTGAAAACAAAGGTTCATCAAACATTCCTGGAGTAATTAAGTAAAACTGGATGCCTTGCTTGTAGCTATGTTACAGGCAAGGCTATCTGTGTTTAGAAAGGAGGAATCATTTGTGATAAATGGCAAAGCAAAAGGAAACAGATTTGAGCTTGATGTAGCAAAGATGTTAACAGAGTGGAGTGGTAAAACGTTTCATAGAACTCCACAGAGCGGTGCATTACACTGGGACAATGATAAGCGAGTTGTATCAGACATAGTACCCCCACAAGATTTGGGATTCCCATTTTCCATTGAGTGTAAATCTCAGGAAGTGCCTTGGGATTTTGATTCCTTGATTACTGGAAAATCAACTATCTGGAAATTTTGGAATCAATGTTGCAGAGATGCAATGTCAGAAAAGATGGAGCCACTATTGGTGTTTTCTAAGAATTATAGGAAGACATACGCTATGATACATAGAGTTGCCTATAATAAATTAGGAAAGAATCTCACGAATGTAAGTGTACAAACTGTTGAAGGAATGGATGTTGTTATAGTGGATTTCAAAGAACTTTTGGACAGTTTGACATTGTCTGAGCTGTTAGACAAAAAATTTTAATACAAGAATTCCTTGTATTTACTAGGGTTTTCACATCCATACAAAAACTTTTTGTAAAAAAATTAAAAAATTTTTCAAAAACCACTTTACTTTTTCGGAAAAAAGAGTTATAATATACATGTAAGTTAAAATGAGTGACTTACAAAACTGAATAAAGACACAAAAATGTCTGAGAAAATTATTAAAAGGAGAAGACAATTATGAAACGCACATTTGAACTCAACGGAAAATCTTACAACACCATGATGGAAATGGCTAGGGAGCTTGGAGTCAAGAGGATTTACCTCAAAGACTTTGACAAGTACGGTATCAAGGAAGTAAGCGATGCTGACGTAGCTGATACTACGGTTGATACTACGGTTGATACTACGGTTGATACTACGGTTGATACTACGGTTGATACTACGGTTGATACTCTTCAGGATTACGCTAATTCTTTGAAGAAAAAGACTGTAGATGAGCTTGTCAAACTTTGCAATGATGCAGGGGTGGATACTTGTGACTCCATTTCTTTTGAACCTATTAGAAAGATGCATCTTGTTATGAACCTGAAAGCAAAGATGTTTCCTGGTGAGAAACTTGAGACCAGAAAGCCTACTGCATTCAGAAAGATTCCGTTTGATATCCTGAAGACAACTGCAGATGACATGAAACTTGAATACCGAAAGTCTGACAATGAGGCTATCACCAGAATGTGGGTAACAAAAGCTCTTGTAGACGCTGGGGTGAATCCTGAAGACCTAGTGAAGAAAGCTGGTGATGACCAGTGAAAGTAAAAATTTCTTTAGGTTTTACGGTTGATGTCGGTGAAGACGGTAGATTTCAGCTGCCTGACAGAGAATTTAACACCACTGAGCTGAAAAAGATAGCACGTGAGGTAAATCGTCAGCTGAGAGATAACGCTGCAGAAAATGTTTTAGGTGAGGTATTTGACGATGAATAAATGGATTTTGAAAAATCTGTCTAACACTCAGAGAATCATTGTTGAACGTGTGAATGTCAAGGGTGAAGACAGAGTTGAGATAAGAAAAGAATATAGGAAGACAACTGGCAGTGATTGGATGTCTTCCAAGGGAATCACGATTCCAGTGAAGAGCATCCCCAAACTTGTTACCATTCTAAAAGAAATCAGTAACAAGGAGGTGAATGAAAATGAGTGACATAGCAAGAGTACCAATAGCTGGTTTGAGAATCCCGATAACTGGAATAAGAGTTCCGATTCACTTGAATGAACCTCTGGATTGGGATGAACAGTATAAGAAATTTGACAACTATATCAAGTTTGCAGCAAAGCAGGTTGTGAGTAACTTGTCCTACTGTTTTTACGGTGCGGATGACCTTTATCAGGAGGGGTTGTTACTACTGTGGCAGTGCTTTGAGAGATACCAATACAAGAGTGAAAAAGAATTCCAGTATTTGTTTAAGTCAAGTCTTTGGAGACTGTTGAGAGATAAGGTTGGTAAGCCGAATCTTGAAACTACTGACATTGATGAAGTGTATGATGCTGAAGAGATTGGATACTCAGAAAACTGTCTTGAGGATATGTTTGAAGAGTATAGAATGAAGCAGGTGTATGATTTGTTGGTAGGAAATCCTACTGCGATTAGTATTCTCAATGAAATCTTGAATCCTTCAAAGGTCACAGTGGAAGAATGTGATAAGGACATGGCAAGAAAAGAGATGCTAAAGAATCAAGGAGTCCAGTTGAATGTTCCTACTTCAATTGAGATAAAGCCTGTACATATTCAAAGAGCATTACACCTTTCAGAAGAAATCTACGCAAAGAACTTCAAACTTGTTCAGATGGCAGTGTATGAGGTATATGCGAAAGATTGTGACATAAAGAACTACATTCCGAACTGGGATGACCCAACTTGGGATGAACTTGGTGCTAAAAGTAGTACGAGCCTTGAAATACAGGTTGATAGTCCTGCTTTAACAGATGAAGAGCTGAGTACCATGGTTCAAATCATCACAGCAAATGTAGATGAGTTGGTTGACTCTGAAGATAGTTCTGGTACAGAAGTTAAGACAGCTTGATATAACACCGTATGTAAAGTATAAAACACACTTATTTTAATGTAGATGGATGAAGTACATCAAGGAGGATAAAATTATGGATTACACAGAAGCAATTAAGGCAAGCAGATGTTTTGGGTTGGCTTATGATAGTAGCGTAAAGGAATGCAAAGTTTGTGAGGTTTGTAAACTTTGTAAGCAAAAGACTGAGGGTATCATTCCTGCTAAAGAAGATTTACCTGAAAAGAATAAGCAGATGGATACTGATGTTAAGTCTGATAAGAGACCTGAGCCTAAGGAACAGAGCAAGCCTGTTAAGAAACCTAAACAGACTACTGGCAAGGAATACAGTGATGATATGCCTGACTTCAAGCCTATGAGTATTGAGGACATTGTAAAACTTGCTACTGAGCGTGGCGTGAACGTAGCTGAGTATGATAAGTACACGGCAACAAATATCAAGCGTATGAGACTGATTATGGCCATTAAGGCAACCTATGAAGTCTAATAGTTAAGTAGACGTGGGTGGTGGAGTATTTACATAACCACCACCCATAACTTGTATATGGAGGGTATTATGATAGTACTAACTACTGATATTGAAAGATTCAAGTCAGAGTTCCCTGATATATACACCTTAAACACTGCTATAAAGTCTAGTAGCATACAACATGAGATGATGTTGAATAACCGATTCAAGGATAACTTGTGTGTTGCTTTGATAAGACGATATGGAATATTTGCTTGTAGTGACAGATGGTTGCTTACAGATGATATATTAAAATCTCACTTGTCTTGCATTGTTGATTACGGAAACTCAGAAGAGTACAACATACAAGGCTACAAGGATTACTTCAGCAGAGTTCCAGTGTTGAGAGATAGAGTGTTTGGAACATACAAGGAATTCTGTGACTATATACAAAACAACCAAGTTGGGGTTAAGTTCAGCCACACCACAGAAGATTTTGGTATGCTGAACCTATTAAAAATACTGAGAGATACTGGAGGTTTTACAATGCCTAATATTGAAGAAAGCATTAGAATTGCTATGAGAGAGCTTGGAATAGATACGGATGACACCGATACTGAGGAAGTTGTAACTGAGAATGATGTGACTGAAGAGGTTGAAGACACCATTGAAGATACTTCTATGGACGTGTCAGAAGACGTTGAAGAAATTTCTGAGGATGTTGAAGAATCAGACGAGTCTGAGACAACTCCAGCTGTGTATGTAAAAATTAAAGATGGTGTTGTTGCACTTATTTTTAGTTCTGATATTGAGTTTCAACACAAAGAGCTTGGCGGTCAACCTATGAATGTGTTGTCATTTAAGATGCCTGATGTAAGCTCTGAAAAACTACAGGAACTTGAAGTGATTTCAGAATCAGAAAAGCCAGAGTGCACTAAAACTGAAAAGGAAGTCAAGAAACCTGAACCTGAGAAAAAGGCTGTGAAGAGAACTCCTATTGTCAACAAGGAAGATTCTACAGAAGATTCTACAGAAGATTCTACAGAAGATTCTACAGAAGATTCAAATGATGTATTAACAGAGCTGAAGAATCAAAAACAGGCTATTGATTTGCAGATTAAAGAAGCACGTGCAGATGGTGATACAGAGCTAGTCAATTCCTTGAGAAAGCAGAGAAGAGCACTAAGAAATAAGATAAATTCTATGGGAGGGTAAATTATGAGATACAGAGTACCAATTTTGCAGAGAGTTCCATTCATTGTGAGGCACTCTGTATTTAATAGAACACCTATCATCACTAGGGTTCCAGTCCGTTGTGACAGGAACTCTTTTGCTGTTGAATATGAAGATTCTATAAAGTGTAGGTTGTCTCACTCATGTACTGATTGTTCTGGATGTGAATACTATGTGCCAACTGATAGCTTGGCTGAGGATGATTATAAAAAGTTTGTATTGATTCGTGCAGATGGGTTGTCAGAGACTGATTTGATAGAAAGTATACAACACATAGAGGAATCTGGAAAATACATACGTATGCTAGTATCTGAGTCGGTATCTAGTGAAGTTATAAAAGCTGTTGCTTACAGTCCATACAATATAATTCAGTTTAATATAGACTTGACTAAAACTGATGACCTGAGTAGTGTTATCTACTTTGCAAGTAAATGTGGTCTTCTCATTAGTATATATTTAAGTCCTGTAATTCCTACTGTAATCAAGGCATCTCAGGTGCTGTCTATTATTGACCACTACACATCGGTTGCTGATTATTTCTGTATAAAATTCTTTAAGAAACACGCTGACTGTGTTTGCTTGGAAGAATTTGTCACTATAAATAATACAATGGTTCCAAGCAAATTCTTGGCTATTAAGGAAGACCACTTAATTTGTAGTAAGGACTATACGGATAAATTTTTGGACATTGTCAACACATATACGAAACCTAGAAAGATAAACGTGGTGTTGTGTGACAATGGTTCATGCTACTAGGAGGTGTGTTAACTTTGTTGCCTAAAATAGATTTATTTGAGTATAAAAAGCATTTTGATTCAAATAGACTGACAAATCACAAACTTGTCAATATAAGAGGTACAAATGGTTCTGGTAAGTCTTCAATACCATTATCATTTTTGAAAGATGATAAATGTGCCTTTGAGTTGATATATTACATCGATAATAAAGAACGTGTTGCTGCTACTGTGTTTCCATCCTTTGGTTGGATGGCTCTGGGAGCATATAGAACAAAGTGTGGAGGTCTTGATGGATACTCCAGCAATAAACAAACCATAGACAGCTTGGATTTGGTTTGGGACTTAAATTACAACATAATTATGGAGGGTGTGTTAGCATCAACCATCAGAAGCACATATGGAGAGCTTTTTTCCAGTGTTAATAATAGACACACAAATAAACGTGAGATATTGGTTTGTTCTCTATTACCCCCATTTGATGTGTGCTTAGAAAGAATCTCATCACGTAATGGTGGTAAGCCTGTTAAGACGGAACAAGTTAAACAAAAGTATGATGTTGTGTCTAGAGGGGTGTCATATTTTAGTGACGCTGGTATTTCTTCCATCTCTCTTGACAATAGTAAGATAAAGTTGGAAGATACTCGTGATTGGTTCTTAAAATCAATAGAGCCTCATTTTTCTGATAAATCTGTTCATAATCCTCAATTACCAATTATGACCACTCAAACTGGATTATATGTGTGTACTGAGGAAGAAGTCAAAGGACATGACTGGACAAAGTACTACAAAGAACCCAATAAGAATGTTGAAGTAGACAAGTTTAGCTTGAAACATTTCTTTTATTGGATTCATGAGAGACAAGAAATCTGGAATAAGAGAGTCAATTTAGAGTTGCCTGCCCCATGGACTGATGACGAAATCCTCAGAACATATAAGTTCACCCATGCATGTAGAGACCTTGATAGGTTGTCTATATATTACATCAGAAACATTCTTTCACAGTTAGAAACTACTGAGAAATCCAAAAAAGAGTTGATTCTCAACACCATGATATACAGGCTATTCTGTAAAATTGAGACTTGGGAACTCATTGGATATATACGACTTGAAGAATGGGATGAAAAGTGGGAACGTGCCAAGAAAGCAATAATCCACAGAAAGAAATCTGGACAGCCAGTATTTACGGATGCTTATTTTGTATATACTATGTGGACTATACAGGATGACCCAACTATTCACGATAAAGTATTGAATGCTATAAAACTCATAGAAATGTGGAAAGATGACCTTGATAATATTTATGAGCATGTTGTAAATGCAAAAACGATGAGAGAATTAGTTGAATATTATTCCTCATTGCCTTGTGTAGGTAAGTTTAATGCATATGAGTTTGTTTGTGACTTTGCTTGGGCTAAGAAGTACAGGAACATTAGTGTCGTGAAGTGGTCAATTGACTCATACACCTCTGTTGGTCCAGGAGCAAAAAAGGGTCTGGAATATATATTCAAGAAAACAGGTAATTTGTCAGATGTAGAATGCATCATATATTTACGCAGTGTAGCACGACATTATCTAATTGAGTATGGGTTTGATGACCTAAAAATGCCACTAGATACTCCATATTTGGATATGCGTTGCATAGAGCATTCATTGTGTGAATACTCTAAATACCGTAGGACTTATGATGGAACAGGTAGACCAAGAGTGAAATATGTACAAAAAACATTTGACAACACAGAATTAAAGTTAGGAGGAAAGTCATGAACGTTAATGTAAACAGTGATTTGGAGTTGTATAATCTGCTAACCACGTCCAAGATGACATCAGGTAACAACTGGGGTACTGGAATTATTCTTTACAACCCAATCACAAAGAAGATTTTGATGGCAAAACGTACTGATACTAAGAATTATTGTACTCCTGGTGGAAAAGTAGAGGTTGGAGAGAGTCCTGTCAAAGGTGTTACCAGAGAGACTCATGAGGAATCCAACGTAAAATTGAATTCCATCAAATTTTTAGGGTATAGATGCCATACTTCAGGTAATAATAAGAACTGGGTATCATTCATGTTTCTGAGTACTGATTTTGACTATTCAAAAATCAAGCATCAGGAATCCGAAGTAGAGCCATGGGAGTGGTACACAGTTGAGGAAGCAATGGCCATGGACTTATTTGAGCCTACCAAAGTATCTTTGGAGTTAGCAATTCAGATGGGCGTACTTGAATGTGCAAATTGTGAAATTGCTTGTGAAGAAGTAATTGGTGGTACTGGAAACGGTGATACTGGTGAAAATCTCACGTTTGATTCTGAATATTTGCCAAGAGTAAGTGAGATGTATGTGAATTGTCCTAGAGATAACGAGCCTGTACCGTCATACTCATATAATGACAGTCTATTGTGGGATTAACTAAATAGACTTTATTTATATTGAAACTTATTAAGGAGGTACAAAATTCAAATGAAAACCAGAGTATTTAGTGGCAACAACCCATCTCTCATGTATCTACAGTCCTTTAATGAACTAATGGTCAACGGAGATGAGTGTGCTCCTAGAGGCAAAAAAATCAAGGAACTGAGACCTGCTGTATTCGAGTTCGAGAACCCATGTAACCGAGTAACATTTTTAAGAGGTCGAAAGATTAACCCATTCTTCCAGTTAGCTGAGGCACTTTGGATTGTGAGTGGACATTCTGACGTAGAATTCCTAGATGCATTTAATAAAAATATGAAAACATTCTCTGATGATGGTAAGTATTTCAATGCGTCTTATGGTGAAAGAATTCGCTATTTCACTAAGAATGACCTTCACGGAATCATTTTGAACCCAGTAGACCAGTTGCAGGATGCTTATTTCAAGCTAAAGGATGACGCTGATACCAGACAGGCTGTTATTGTTATCTCCAATCCTTTGTTTGATAACTTCCGATACACTAAGGGTGAACAGGGTAAAGACATTGCTTGTAACTTGATTATCACGTTCAAAATCAGAGACAATAAGTTGAACATGACAGTGTTTAACCGTAGCAACGACATCATTTATGGATTGTTCGGTGCTAATTTATGTCAGTTCTCTACCATTCAGGAACTCATGGCATCTTGGCTAGGTGTTGAAGTCGGAACTTACACACATATTACTGACTCTTTACATACCTATCTAGATTCCTATGGCTCTGGTGAGAATAAGTCCATCTTAGACTCCCATCCTGGAATTGGAGATGCTGTGGTTGAAGATTTTGGTATGTACGATGAGTCTATTGACTTTGAGTTTGACTCTGAACCCAGAATGAATATGAGCTATGAAAAGTTTGATGCTTTCCTTTCATTCTTCTGGGGAGGAATCGTTGGAAATCTGTTCAATGATGCTGTAGTTTCAACTCAGTATAAGCAGCTTTGTGATACTCTTCACAGTGAAAAGTTCAATGATGCAGTTGATTCCTACTGGCTTATGACTGTAGACGCAATGGTTGCTTACAGATTGGTAAGACTTGGCAAGTACAGAGAGTGCTTGGATGTAATCAAGGACTACATCCCAAATTCCAGATGGAAAGTGTCTATGATGTACTTCTTAAAGAGCGTCATTAAGAACAAGTGTAACGATTCTGGTGAGTACAATGATTGCTTGGACAAGTATAATTCAATTGTGTCTGACCTTAAAGAATCTGTGAAGTGTGACCCTGAGGTGCTTGAAAAGTATCTGGCAATGTAAGAGGTGCTCATCATGAACAAAGACCTAACTGTTTTGATGAACCTCAGAAGATTGAATAACATACAGAGATGTATGACGTTTCCAGTTACACGTACAGAAACAGTAGCAAGTCACTCTTGTTTTGTTAGCATGCTTTGTAGTGTGGTAGGTAGGGAATACAATACCACCTACGAAGACAATGTTGATATGGGAGTCTTGTTGGAAAAGGCAATATTTCATGATTCTGAGGAAGCATACACTTCTGACATTCCATGGAACGTTAAACACTTTAGTGAAGAGGTTCACAAGTCCATTGAAGATATGATATCTTCAAGACTTGATGAGATTTTTGAAGATTGTTCATTTGTTTCTGATTTACATGAAGTCATTGTAGAGTGTAAGTCTGGTTTAGAGGGTAGCATTGTAAACCTCTGTGATATGATTGAACTTGGTCTTTATTGTTATGACGAATTAAATATGGGCAACAATAATATGCTTTTATTAGGTATCAAAGCCTTGAACATCATTAAGACTTATGATAAAAAGTTGCTTGTATTGAAATCTGTAAGTTCAATCATTGAAGAATTGGAAAACAAGTTCTCATCTATTGCGAATCACTCATACATCGACATAAATTAGGAGGTACAATATGGATAATACGTTAAAACCACTTGATGAGATTAAGGATAGTATAATTAAGGAATATGAAAGCTATGTGAAATCTCAGGACAAGCTCTATCCAGATGGACTAAATGCCCACAAGGTAGTTACAGCCATCTTAAATCTTCAGCATGACAAAGAAGCAGTATATGGACAAAGTTGGCGTAAATACGGAAACATGTCTGCATTTTTGAACGTGGCTAGAAAATGGGATAGAATTGACAATATTATGCGCAACGCTATGGAAAATGGGATGAACATCTTATTTTCTGATGAAGCTGGAACTGCTCAGGAAACATTCTTGGATACGGTTGTAGACTTGGCTAGTTATTCTCTGTTGTGGGTTGGCTACCTTGCAAGCGAACATCCAGAGATG